AGATTCGGCACGCCTGATTATGATTCAGAAGTCGAGCCTTATGTGAAAAGTCCTGATTCCAATATTCCCAACCGGGTTATGGAACTGGTTAGGGATGAAACGCTATTCGGAAAGCTATTGTTGTATAACGGGATAGACAGTTTGGTGACGTATAGGCTTGCAATGTCGCAGATGGAAGAGTTGGGATTTGAATTGTAAAAATAATTTTGCTGCAAATTGTATAATAAAGATAGAAGGGAGGAAACTAGACTGAAGCCTATCATAAAACCTACCACCAAAGATGCGTATATGTTGATCCATCAGGGGGCCTTAGCCTTAGCACGAGCAGAACGCTATGGAATAAGGATGGATACCGAATATTGCCAAAAGCAACGCCAACGCCTCACTAGAAGGATTGAATACTACAAGAAGAAACTTCAAGCTACAAAATTTTACCGCCGCTGGGAACACATTTATGGAAGCAAAACGAATATTTACAGCAACTACCAGCTATCGAATATCCTATACAATCACATGAAAATCACGCCGCCGAAATACACTGAATCAGGTCAAGGGGCCACAGACGAAGACGCCTTAAAACGGATTGACCTTCCTGAGTTGAAGCTGATTCTTGAAATTCGGAAGTGGACGAAAATCCGTGATACATATCTCGAACAATTTATCCGGGAGACTAACACTGACGGTTATATGAGGCCTTCTTTCCAATTGCACACGGTCCGGACCTATCGAAGCAGTTCATCTAACCCGAATTTCCAAAATATTCCCAAGCGTGATAAAGAGGCGATGCAAATTTGTCGCAGAGCTATTTTACCGCGCCCTGGACATACATTGGTAGAAGCAGACTTCTCGGCACTTGAAGTAAACATAGCGGCGTGTTATCACCACGATCCAAATATGCTAAGCTACCTCCACGATAAAAATTCTGATATGCACGGAGATATGGCCCAGCAAATATTCTTCCTTGATAGGCTGGACAAAAGTATACCGGAACACAAATTGCTACGACAAGCGGCAAAAAACGGATTTGTTTTTCCTCAATTCTACGGAGATTATTACAAAAACAATGCCATCGGGATTTGCGATTGGGTTCAACTGCCTGTAAACAAAAAATGGAAGAAAACCGACGGGATAACGCTACCGGAAGGAATCACGATTGCTGAACATCTCCGGAAAAATGGGATAAAATCTTTCGACGATTTCGTGGAACATATGAGAGAAGTGGAAGACCATTTTTGGAATGTCCGCTTCAAAGTATATAAGCAGTGGAAGGAAAGATGGATAGAAGAATACTACAAAAAAGGATACCTTCAAATGTACACTGGATTTATTTGTTCGGGAGTGATGAGGAAAAATGAGATTGTGAACTATCCGATTCAAGGTTCAGCTTTCCATTGTTTGCTAAAAACCTTTATTAAGCTGGATGAACGGATGAGAAAAGAGAAATGGAATTCACGCCTAATAGGACAGATTCATGACTCGCTTGTAATGGACGTAGACCCAAATGAGATGGGCTACATAGAAGGAGTGCTTAAACAGATAGTAAGTGAAGAATTACCGAGGGAATGGCCATGGATTATCGTACCGTTGGAGATTGAGGTAGAAGTCTATGGTGTAGACCAGCCTTGGGTAAAATGATATAAAGGAGAGGAGAAATATGGAGGAAAATCTTACACTTGCATTGAAATACCGTCCTAAAACATTGGATGAAGTAATCGGAAACCGCCAGGTCGTGGAAGTATTGAGAAAACAGCTGAGCGGTGAATCATCCCAGCCATTATCTCATAGTATTCTACTTCACGGCCCGACCGGGTGTGGAAAGACTACCCTGGCACGGATTATAGCACGAGAGCTGGGGGTTCAAGATGATGACTTGAAAGAAATTGACTCGGCGGATTTCCGCGGGATTGATACCATCAGGGAAATCAGGAAACAATGCCAATACAAGCCGTTGAGTAGTCCTTACCGAGTTTGGATATTGGACGAGGTTCACCAGCTGACGAAAGATGCGCAAAGCGCCCTTTTGAAAACGCTAGAAGATACCCCGAAACACGTTTATTTTATCCTTTGTACTACAGACCCGCAAAAGCTACTGCCCACAATCCGCGGGCGTTGTTCCCAATTTCAAGTCCAACAGCTAACTGAAAAGGAAATGAAGCGTTTGTTGCTCCGAGTAGTGAAAGCAGAAGGAGAATCCCTGGACAAAGAAGTCTATGAACAGATTGTTCAAGACAGCATGGGTCATCCAAGAAACGCCCTACAAATCCTTGCCCAAGTGTTGGCGGTAGGCCCGGACAAGAGGCTAGAAGTTGCCAAGCGGTCGGCAGAAATTCAGTCCCAGACGATTGAGCTTTGTCGGGCACTCGTGAATCGAGCATCGTGGAAAAAAATTGCCGAAATACTCAAAGGCTTGAAGGATGAGGACCCGGAGCAAATACGTAGAGCTGTCTTGGGTTATTGCCAATCCATTCTATTGAGCGGAAAGCAGGATAATCGGGCAGCCGCCATAATGGAGGAATTCATGGAACCGTTCTACAATTCGGGTTTTCCTGCGTTGGTATTGGCGTGTTATAGCGTTTTGTTTGGGGAATAGTGAAAAAGAAAGGAGAATACGAATATGGACGCTTTTGCTTTTATTGGTGACTACAAAGAAGCTGTAAAACATTTCGACAAAGAATATGGCGAAAAGCGGATAAAGGTATACGTAAACGATGAATTGCAAGGAACTTACTACACTGCTATCGTGTTAGGTATCCCGGCAAGTGATGAAGTTATTGATGACGATGGTTTTGAAATGCACCTCCTTACTTTTGGAATATTTGACATTGGCGTATATCTAGCGGCTCAACATCTGTTTAATGAGATAATCAACCGAAATATTGAGCAGGTCATAATGGACGCTAGCAATACTTTTGCAAAGAAATACGGGGAGAACCCCGAGTTGTTGGAAAGAGAGATCCTTGGGATAGTAAGGGAGATGCAAAAACGAATTATTAATAAAGCTGGTGAACCATCAATTTAATCGGTAGCCGGGTAGGTGGATAAGAGGTGAGAAGGACAAAATTCGCATTAGTGAAAATGGTTCATTATTTTGATAAGAACAAAGCGTGGAGGTGCGGACAGGTAGTAAAAGAGACAAAAACATCTGTGATTGTCTACACTGCGGGCAGGGAAGAGGAAATTGTACCCAGGGACAAGATTATTGAGGAAGAATTCGTAACATCTGACCGGGCTTATCTTAGACCAGACCGCAAATAATTTTGCTGAAGTTTGTATAATAAAGACAGAAGAGAAAACTGCGCACTAGGGGGAGGGAAAACGAAGCGATGGAAAATAAACGCGTCCGCTTGACACTTTATGATGATGAAGGGAATGTCGCGAAAGAACTGGAAGGCAACGGGATTATCTTTTACCTAGTCCAAGAGGAAGAGGATGAAGAAACAAAGAAAACCACGGTGGAATCAGGGATTTTCGGAAAATTCTCGTCCTCCGAACTCACACTAGCACTTCCCTGTATTTTCAATATGGTAAAATCTGCAAAAGAAAATAAAAAGGAAGAGGGGAGAGCGAAAATGAGGGCGGAAGTTTCTGATGAAGAGGACGAGCGGTAATTTAGTGTAAAGGAGGGATTACTTTGGATTTGAATTATGAACAGGACGTAAGCATTGACGAAACCGCACTAGACGTGGAATGGTTACAACAAGCGAACCTGATGTACAAATATGCAAGGTATCAGGCCGAGACAAAGAAAGCGATGGACGAAGCAAAGGAGAGACTGGATTTCATCAAAGCCAAACTCGAAATGGACATCAGAGCTAACCCGGAAAACTACGGACTATCAAAGGTGACCGAATCAGCGGTTGCTAGCACTATCCTACTTCAGCCGGAATATCAGGAAGCTTCAAAGAAATACATTGAGGCCAGGTACGAAAACGATGTAGCTGCTGCCGCAGTAAAAGCTATTGACCAAAAGAAAACTGCGTTGGAAAACCTAGTCAAGCTGTTGAGCGTGAGTTATTTCGCTGGCCCTTCCGTTCCAAGGGATTTGTCGTTGGAGTGGAATGCGCATATCCAGAGGAGAGAACAAAAAGAACACAACAAAAACGTGAAAATTAGAAGGAGGGCATAAACAATGAAAAAGAACAGGAGGAAAAGCAGGTTTAAAGGCGCTGTAAGCCGAAACGCTGAAAGACAAGCCCGAGGTGTTTCGCAATACGGCTACCTGAGGCTTCCAAAGGGCGTAAACATCTTCAAAGAGGAGCCGAGAACCCGGGTTGAACTTGATATCATTCCATATGTTGTAACGTGTGATAATCATCCTGATAAAGATGAAGAATATGGAATCGCAGTTAAAGGCGAACTTTGGTACAAACGACCCTACTGGTTGCACAGAGGTATCGGACCCGACAACCAATCGGTTGTTTGTCCTAGCAGTGTCGGAAAACCTTGTCCAATTTGTGAATATCGTGCTCAATTATTGAAAGAGGGCGCTAAGTGGGACGATGATACAGTAAGAGCCTTGAAGCCCTCGATGAGAAATCTTTATGTTGTTATCCCCAAGAACAACAAGAACTACTCTGAAGAACCCCACATTTGGGATATCAGTCAATTCTTGTTCCAAGACAAGCTCAATGAAGAGATACAAGAAAACGAG